ATCTCAGGTCTTACCGATAGTTATAGTGTTGCATTCTTTTCAAGACAAACACAAACATTTTACCAACCATTTTTACAAACAACTTATAATGATTTAATTCAAGACGATAGAAATCAATTTTTAAAAAATCAAGTTAATAAACTTTATTTATATATCTATCAAAATGGGGATTTTGTAAATTTAGATAGAAACCCTACCGTAAATGTTTATACTCGAGATAATTCACTTTGGCCTGGTGCGACCGGATTAACTTCTTGCTTAATAACAAAAGGAATCTATGAAGTTACAATTCCTAACGTATTTTCAGGATGTGCGGCACCATGTGTTTTTTATGATATATGGTCAAATCTTTCAATAAATGGACAAGGAATACCAAATGTGGAAAACCAATTTATTCTTCAAGAATATAATTCAGGAATTCAAATTGGGTCTACATCAAAAGAACCTCAAAAATATGGGTTTAATTTTTACGGTATATTACAAAATGAAAATATCCTTAATACCGATATTAGAAAAGTTGGTGTGACAATTAAAAAGGCATATACCGCACAACAAATGTTATTAGATGTTTCATCTTTTTATCGAGTATATGTGAAAGAAGGAACGACTGAAGTTTTAGTTCAGGATTGGACACCGATTAATAGAACACCAAATGAATATTATTTTATGTTTGATATGAGGGATAAAATACCAAATCAATATTATGTTGATATTCAAGTAAATACATCAGGTGAAAAAGACACCTATAAAAAACAATTAACCTTTAATATAGTAAATCACAAATAATGGAAAAAATAGTTAAACTAACAGAATCCGATTTAAACAGGATTGTTAAAAAAGTTCTTAAAGAACAAGAAGTTGCTGATTATATGTTTTTTAGTAATCTACAACAAATTAAAAGACAATGTGAAATCATGTTAGAAATGGACCCACAACAAATTGATGAAATCATTAATGAAGGTGGTCATGATTGGGCTGATGACCACATAACCGAAGCTAAAAATAATATGGACCAAGTATTTGATTTTTTAATGAATGAAACTAAAAAAGAATATACTGATTACGAAGATATTAGTGAAGGTAAAAAAAAAGTAGGAACTAAATTATGCGCTCGAGGTATATCATCAGCTAAATCAAAATACGATGTTTATCCTTCGGCATATGCAAATGGACACGCCATTCAAGTATGTAAAGGTAAAATTAAAGGACTTGATGGTAAAAAACATTGTTCAGGTGCATATTGTTAAAAAAAAATAAAACTTTGTTAGGTAATTAAAAAATTAAGTTTACCTTTGTGGTGTTAAAACACGATAAAGTATGAAACAATTTTTTAAAAGATTTTTTAAGAGAATGAGATTAAAAATTTACTTAAAATTTAAAAGTATCTCAAGAATCAATATGTCATTAATTGATGCAAATGAAGTTAAATCTTCGGCAATTTGTCGACGATTAATTGCTCATCCGGATTCTCATTTTTTAATTGCCCCTTTATCTAATAAAAGATACATTAAAAACGACCCATTAGGTATGTTTATTGTTCTATCAAATAATAGGATTAACATCACTAACCACGTATATAATTATGATGTTAATTTGAGCCAAGTTATTGCGGATAAATTAGATACTATGTTTGATAATAAAGTTGAGGCTTTACGATTATCTTTTGAGCTTGAACTTAAAAGTCAAATTAAACATTCTTTAACCACAATACTTGAAAAACTTACCTAACTATTTTTGTATTTGTTCTTTAATCATTTTACCAATTAAACCTCTTAATGATTCATTTTGAGGTTTTTTTATTGGGATTTTAATTAATTTTCTTTTACGTCCATTCCACACCGATTCTGATTCTTTAATTGGATTACCGTTTAAAGTGGGATTAAGTGCCGAACCCTCTTCATCATTTTGACCTCGATAACTTTGTTTTTGTTTCATCAACAAGTGAGACATTTTTTTAGTTTTAGACTCTATCTCTTTTCTTTTTTGAGAGGTTTCATTATAATCCCCATCCGCCTCTTCATACGCTAATTCAGCATTTGTATAGTGATAAACTTCATCAGTGAATGGACTTAATTGTTTTTTTTCCCATAGTTGGGGAGCCAAAACAATCGGTGTTTTGTAATGTCCGGAATTTCCGGAACTTGTGGCTTCATTTATTCTATTTTTTTTCATATACTTAACAATAAATATACAATTAAAGAATAATGGAACAAGAAAGACAACCACTAGGGTTATTATTTGATAGTGTGGGATATAATTCTCCTGAGGATGTTGATAGATTAATAGATGAAATGACTATTGAACAATCCTTTTACATTTTAACACAATCATTACATTATGTTCATAACTCCAGATTATTTACAATGCAAGAAACTGAATTAGTTTCAAAATCATTAAGAATATTACATAAAGTTATGTCAGGTAATGATGAGTCAGAAATTAAACAATAAAAAAAGGTCTCACGGGACCTTTTTTTTATTTACAATTTGCTTCCACAAGAAGGACAAAATTTAAAATTACTTTTTGTCTTGACCCCACATTCTGTACAATAATTTCTTATGTCAGAAGTTGTTTTGTTTCTTGTACTCAAAGGTTGTATTTTATAAACAATCTGATGAGATACATTATATTCAAATTCTTTATTTGAATTTTGGAAATGTTGACTTGTCTGACCCCCCTTTTCAACTCTTCCGGTTTCAATACTTTTACTTATTGGGGTTGATACTGAATTATAAAAAGCAGTATTACTTATACCGGCAGTATTTATAACTCCACTAATGTTTGACGATGTGTTAAACGCTGTTGAAGAAATACCAGCAGATAAAGTTGAACTTCCACAAGTCCCGAAAATTGAATTATCCGTTGCAGTGGTTGTTCTAAAAAAGTCTGGATTATTTGTACAATTCAATTGATTTAGACCTGTTGTACCATAACTGTAGTTATTACTCAACGTTAAATGGTTATTTCGTTTCTCATTATAGAATTCAATTCGTATGTCCCCGTTTAAGGTGATTGCCGATTGATTTTCCGAAGTATTATTAACAGTATAGGTACTGAACTGAAATTTGTTATTTGTGTCAAAGAAACGTTCTAAAAACACTCTTTCCCCTGGTCTTAAAACTAAACCACTTTGTGAGATGTAATCACCATGTAATTTTATTTTACAAAGAACAGTATTTTGGGTTGGGTTATGAATTTCGAATTCAAAATTGTCATTGTCTTCCATGAAGACTACGTGTCCGTTATAAACTTTTAGACGCGATTTTTTCTTAGTGATGTGGGCATTTGGTTTACCCACCGCAGTTGTGTAATTCATTTTGATTAATTTTATAATAGTTAATGACTATGTTACTGATACCTTTGTGTCCGTGAATACTCAAAAGTCAAAATGACTCGGGACCAATAATCTAAAATCTATTAATAAATATATGTGAAAAAATTTTGTAATGAAGTGAAAAGGATTTATTCTTTATAATAATTTATTTGACTTACGGATATTCTCTTCCCCCCACATTGGTTGAAGATTATTTAACGACCAACATCTCATAAACTCATCATCACCCATCTCCTGTATATCAAATGATGTTATTGGTAGTTTATGGTCAACGTGCCAAATTCCATAATTATCCCAAGTCATTGTGTCCGTAAATTGTTTTTCTAAATGATTAATTAGTTCTTCCGGTGTATATTGTAGGATGTCAAAGTAATGACCGTATTTATCTACATTACTTTCTTTTAATACTGTAGACATTGCTGATTTAAAGTTACTAATTAATCGATAAATAGGGTCGTTTGCTTTACGATTTCTTTCATAGTCACGTTTAGTTTCTCTATGTTTATCAATGTTTTTTTCTCTCCATTTTTGGTGATATTCTTTAAGATGACCTCTATTAGTTTCTGACCATTTTTTATGTTTTTGACTAAGGTATTCTTTATTACTATTTCTCCATTTTTCGTCGGCAATTTTTTTTCCACCAATAAATCGTCTTCCGGAAGAACCCATAACAACACCATTTTCTTTTAATATTCTTAAAATCGTTGGTTTACTAATTCCTGTCTTTTCTGATATTGTCTGAGAACCTAAAAGTTCTTCATTATACATTTTAAGTATTTTATTTAATTCTTCGTCTGTTGGTATAAATTTTTTCATATATTATAAATATACAACAATTATACCAAAAAATCTACTATTAAAAAAAGAATAAAAAAAAGGGACATATAGTCCCTTTTTGTTAAATATTTTAAGATTTTGATTATCTCAATTCTCTTAAATCGAATGTTCTAACACCATCAACAGTAATTCTTCCGTAAAAACGGTTATTTACCATCTTTTTTGCATAACGGGTCATAATACCTTTTATTGGTGTAAAGTTGAATGGGTTGTACATTGTTGGAGTTAATTGTAATGGTACGTATGGTGCGTAGATGTATCCTGTGTCTAACAATGATGTTCCTTTGTGTCCCATTAACACTTGGTTTGGTGGGAAGTAAGGGTCACGGTAAACTTGGTAACGTCCTGCAAGAGTACCAACTCTTTCAATACCCATGTTGTATTGGTCTTGCTCAGGAGAAGCGTTTGATACGTGGAAGTATTCTAAATCGTCAAAGATAGCTGAGATTTCAGAAGAAACAACAATCCAGTTAGCTCCACCTCTTAATGTAGATTTGTGGATTTGAGCGGAGATTTGGTTAATCGCTGTGATAAGCGTTTGGTTCCAGTCTTTTTGAGTATAAGGAACAGCAGAAGACCCTAAACGTTTCCAACCATTGTAATCCCATCTCAAGTTCCAAGCCGCACCTTTACGTAAATCTCTTAAGATTTCACGGTCGATTTCAGCTGCAACTTGCTCAGATAATAAAGCTGTTAATTCAGCTTCAGCATCGATGTTGTGGAATGCAGCAACGTCTTGTGCCATTTCAGGAGACCATTGTGCTCTTAATTTTCTTTCTGTTACAGAAACAGTTACTGACATAAGGTCAAAAGAAACCTCACCAATTTTATCTTCAAACTCTAAGTTTTTGTAGATTCTATAAGTCGCAGTGAATGCTGCGTTATTAGCTGTTGTAGATGAGAATGTTGAACCTGTGTAACCATCCATTGAACCACCACAAGTAATACAAACTGGTACTTGTAAATCAACCTCTAAGTAGATTTTACCTTGAGCATCACATACGTTGTCATATTGACCACCACCTGTTTTACTATCAGGGAACACTAATGTAGAGTTATTATTTCCGTATTCAACAATACCTTTACCATATTTTTGAGTAACAACTCTAAATAAATAAGGGTTAGTTGCGTTAGCAGCAGTTGTTGGGTTACCAGCAGCACCTTTAATAGTTAAATCAGCTAAGAAAGATTCGTTATCCATTGGTTGACCATCAGGACCGATTAATTTACCCGCTCCATCAGATGCAAAACCTGACATAACGATTAATACTTTTCTGTAATCAGATGTTCCATATCCTGAAACAACTAATTGGTCACCAGCCCATGCAACAGTTGCAACAGATGCTGTGATAGCAGAAAATTGTCCTTTTGAATAGTCATATAAACCTGGTGGGTCTAAAGCTGGTTCATTACCTTCATAGAATCTGTCATAAAGGTCTTTTGTATTGTTATAGTCATACCCACTGTTTGGTGTTTGACCTTCAGTAGCATTTGGTGCTCCGTAAGGTGCGTAGTGAGCTCCCGGAGTTTCGTATGCTTGAATGTTTGGTACAAAATAGAATAATTTACCAATTGGTAAGTTCATTGCTTGTACTGAAACGATGTCGTTAGATAATAATTTAGAGAATACTCTTCTAACGATTGGGAAAACCACTGTTTCAAATGCACCTGTATCAGATGTAGATGATGCTTCGTTAATTAAATACGATGCTTGGTTTTCGTAAAGTTGTGCGACATTTTCTCTCATGTGACCTTTAAGTCCTTCTAAGAAACCTAATTTGTCCCATTTGTTGATTGTGTCTTCTTTGATAACTTTAAGGTGTTTTAACCCGATGTTACCAACTAATCCTGATTCTAATAATGCTCCCATTTTAAAATATTTTGTTTTTAATTTTTATTTATTTATTTTGATTACCCTAATTTACTCATTAAATCTTTCATTCTAAGGAATTGAGGATTTTCATAAGTTTTTGATTCAATTAAAGTAGTCGATGAACCTGTAGATACTGTTTTTTGAATTTTGTTCTCTACTGACTCACTAAGTGATTTTTTAATTTCTGGTTTAGATAATTCACTTTTAATTGACTGATAAAGACCTTTAGATTCTTTTAAAGTTTCAACATCGTCAAATCTTCTTAAGATATTAATTTTCTCTTTTTTAGTAGTCGAATGTTCAGTGAACAATCTTGTTGCGTATGCTAAGTTTGAATTGAATATTGCAACTTCATTAAGTTTTTCTCTGAAAACATTTAATGCTTTTCTATATTCTTCATTTTTCTCTCTTAACAACGTAACTTCTTCTGTAGATTCTTTATAAACTTTATTACGATTTGGCGTAATACCTTTTCTTAATCCTCTACCTTCTTTGGAACCCATTCCATAAGTGTGTGCAGCTTCTTTAGTTTCCTCTTTTTCGAAAGCTTTTCCTTTTAAAGTATCACCTTTTTTAGTGGTGTAATCTTTATCACCTTTAACGGTTTTAGATTTATCACCCTTATTCATTCCGTAATCACCTTCTTTTGTTTCTGCTTTTACAACTTTGGATTTTCCTTCCATATTTCCACCCTCTTTGTATTCAAATTTTGGTTTACCTGTTCCAACTGATTTTGGTCCTTCTTTTCTTTTTTCATTGAATCCTCCGGCCACTTTTTTAATTTCAGTTTTACCTGGTCCATTTCCAATTCCAACACCTTTAGGTTTAATTGTTGATTTTGCTTCTCTCACAGCTCTTCTTAGATTGTAAGACTCTTCTAAGTCTTCCTCTTCTTCCTCTTCTTCGTCATCATCGTCTTCTTGTTCTTCGATAAAATCTTCT